ACATACCAGAAGGCGTTGAGGTTGAGTCTCAAGAACCATCATTCACAGTTGTGACCAACAAATGACTTCAGGGGGAATTGCTCACAAGGAGTGCTGTTTATACCCACAACCCAACCCTCACAATATAAAACAGCCTCCTTGCCCCCTTTATGAGCCAAAAATCACTATTACAGGAGGACCACATGCTACCACTTAACCAGAGAATTGGTGAATACATAAACAAATATCCTAAACAAAAATTGATGATTCATCATGGAGACATGGTGTTCACTTTCCACAATGCCAAAATAATTGAGTGCATGTGGTTTGTGATCAAGACCCTATTTCAACGTAAGCAGAGGGGATCAGCACAGGCAGACACAGACAGGCAGAAGTTTGTTGTTGATCCAAAGACCAGACAGGCATCTATAATTTACAAACACCCCAGTGAATACAAGCACCCCAGTGAATTGAATTTGGTGGGCAGGGTCATGAGCCAGTTCAAGAGACAGGGTGAAGTCAATCCAAACAAAAAACCACCCAGAGGGAAAAAGATCAAGTGGAATGAATCAAAAGGGTATCACTATGTGTCCAAAGCAGGAGAGCAATCTACATTCAACAGGTGGATCAAATCCAAAAACTCAAAACCAGAAGGAGACTAAAATGCAACTGGATTTCAAAAGCGTAGTGTTTAGCACAAGCGTGAATACGCATGGCATCAGGGGAATCGTCAATTTGACTGACATGGTCTGGGAGACAGGCAGTGACCTTGATGATGACATTGATCATAAGGACTTTGCATCATATTACAAAACCGACACTGTGACCATTGAGTGGACAGCACGGTTTGATCATAAGGGTGCAGGGTTTTACTGGAACATAGTAATCAACAAAATATCAGGGACCCACCACTATGAATATTTGGATTGGGTTGTTGATGATTGTGTTTTAGAGTTTGAAATTGAGCCTGATGACTGGGAATTTAAAGCATCTGCATACTACAGTTCAGATGAGTTTGCTTATCAAAAAATACCAGATTCTATATATCCAAAAGGAATTGATATTGATTATAATGAAAAGAATTGTGTAGTTTACTTTGGTAAATAGGAGACTGAAATGATAGCAAAACCTGCCTATTATTCAATATTGACAGCCAAGGTCAGGTATGACAATGACATCCCTATGGGTGCAAAGATTTTGTTTTCAGAGATCACAGCACTGTCCAACAAGAAAGGGTATTGCTTTGCAACCAATGGCTACTTTGCCAAATTGTATGATGTCACAGTGACCACAGTATCATTGTGGGTCAAGGCACTGATTGAAAGAAAGCACATCAAGGCAAAGTATGATGGAGGGATCAGGATGCTGTATGTACCACAACAAACAGTCAAGAAACAGTCAAGAGCATCCATCAGAAAAATTATAAATGAAGTTCTTAAAGATTAGATATGCTGTGCCATTCAATCAGAGCCAGTCTGAAGGTTCGACATCCTTCCGTCAACCTTAATCCTTTGATATGGAATTCAAACAGACTATAGGCTCATCAGTCTCCGAATCGGTACAGCGTTAGGGTGGGGGGTCCACATGGGTAGTGTCATGTCCTCCCACCTGAAATTTCCAAAATGAAAAGGATTGCAGACAGCCTTTCAAAGGTCAGCATCACCCTCACAGAAAAAGAGTGGGGCAAGAGTGCAATTGTGCCCACCCTAAACAAATCATTGAGGGGTCACTGGTCTACCACACACAAGCAGAAAAAGAAATGGACTTGGATATTCAAACACTATATAGACCAAGACCAAATTCCAAAAGCCAAGACTGATGTCTGCTATTTTCTCATTATTAGATCATACAGAAAAAGGCTAATGGACAAGGACAATCTCTATGGTGCACACAAGTGGATGATTGATGCCTTGAGAGGTTCTGGGTTTATATATGATGATGACATTGATCATGTTTCCCTGACTGTAGAGCAGAAAAAAGGGACCAAAAAGGCAGGTGAAGAAATAAAAACTGTAATTGAGAGGTATTTGTTGACTAAATTGTAGTGTGACTTTTACTCTCCCACCAAGAAACTTGGGAGCAAAGGAATGACAAAAGTCAAAACAGGCAGACCGAAAATAGATATTGACTGGGGAGTCTTTGACAGTCTCTGTGAAATCCAATGCACCCAAGAGGAAATCAGTAAGGTCCTTGCTGTATCAGTGAGGACGTTACAGCGTAGGTGTAAGGATGAAAGAGGAGAGACTTTTGACAGCCTCTATAAAAAAGGCAGTCTGGGCGGTCAGCACTCCGTAAGGAGAGCACAGTTCAGGATGGCACATGAAGTCCCTGTCATGGCGATATGGTGGGGAAAGCAACACCTTGGACAATCAGACAATGGACAACCCAAGCAGGATCAGGTCAAACCAATTGAATTGATTAGAGTGAAGTCCATGCTTGATGCAAATTAGAGTAGATGAAAAAAGAGTAGAACTGCTCCACAATAATTCCAGATTTGTCATATTAGTGGCAGGGAGGAGATGGGGTAAGACATGGCTATCCTTGACATGGTTGCTGTCTGGAAAATTCACCACAAATGACATCAGATTCTTTGTGGCTCCCACCTATCGTCAAGGCAAACTCATTGCTTGGAATGTACTCAAGCAGATGTTGTCAGATACCAAATGCCAATTCAATGAAACAGAACTGAAAGCCATTCTGCCAAACAACAATGAGATCAGGATTGTAGGGGCAGACAGAGCCAATTTGTTGAGAGGTGTTGGCTTGACCAAGGTTGTGCTTGATGAGTTTGCTTACATGAAACCAGAGGTCTGGCAGATGGTCATCCTACCCATGCTGTCAACCACCAGAGGCAGAGCACTGTTCACTGGGACACCTTCAGGATACAACCATTTTCATTCCTTGTTTTTGAGAGCAATGAATGATCCTGACTGGGCTGTGTATGAGTACAAGACCAGAGATGGAGGCTGTGTAGACCCTGATGAGATAGCACTGGCAGAGAAAGAGATGGATGAGAGAACATTCAGGCAGGAGTTTGAGGCAACCTTTGAAACCTATGAGGGGACTCTGTACTATAATTTTGATCCAGTTCAAGTTGTGAAAAGTACAGTCACAAGAGATGAGAGATCACCACTGTGGCTGACCTGTGATTTCAACAAGAGCCCTATGATCTGGCTTGTTTGTCAAGAGGTGGATGGGCACATCATTGTCATTGATGAGATGGTCATGAAATACAATGCCAAGACACAGCACCTGATCAGAGAGTTCTGCAAGAAGTATGAGCATGTAAAAGAAAAGATGATTTATGTAACAGGGGATGCATCCTCAAAGTATGAGACCCACAGGGATTTCACATCAGACTATGTCCTGATCAGGGATGAGTTGATCAACAACAACTGGCATGTCATTCTCAAAGTCCCAAGGAAAAACCCCAACATCAACAACAGGGTCAATGTGATCTGTAGTCTTATTCAACACAAGAGAATTTCAATCACAGACAAAGCACAATATTTAATTTCTGATCTGCAGAGCAATGAGACAGACGGCAAGGGAGCCAAGAGCAAGGTTGATCCTATGAGAACCCATGCCAGTGATGCATTTGATTACATCTCATGGATACTGTTTGCAGATAAGTTCTACACCACCCAAAAAAACCACCAAATGATAGGAGGATAGACCATGCAATCATCTTTTGATTCAGTTCATGCTGTCAATTATTCACTAATAGAAAAGAACCAACTGGCTGACCTACAACGGAGAGCATCCATCAGAGATTTCTTTCTGGAGCAGGACAGTGTCCACATCCAAGGCAAACTCAAAGAGGACCTTGGCAAATATTACTCTGATGCAAAGGACTTGGATGATATGAAACTGATCACCCTTGACTATTTCATCCCTGCATTCTTGGACAAGATTTGTTCAGTATATAACACACCACCCATCATCAAGTTTGATAATGAGGGTCAAGACCAAGAACGGCTTGAGGCTCTATTTGATGAGGTGGACATCAAGCACCTGATGGCAGACAATATGATCAAGATGAAGATGCACAACACCATCATGGTTCACTGCAAATGGGTGGAGGACATAGACAGGCTTGTGGTTGAGCAGTACAATGCAGGGACTTCACTGGTCTATGAACTGCCAGAGCATTTCTATGATCCCATGATAGTTGCATATCCCTTCATCACAGATGACAACACCCAGATGTATATAATTTGGGATAGGATCAGGGGACTGCACTACTTCATGACAGACACACCTATCTATGATCCAATAAGCAGGGACATCCTTGGTGAGAAGTTTTCATTTGGTCAGGAGATCAATGACATGTTTGTTGGTGATTACTTTCCTTGGGTCACAATGAGGTACAGGAGGCAGGACTCATTCTGGGGCAATGGTATGGACTCACTGATTGAACTGATCAGGTCCATCAACCTGTTGCTCACTGTACTGCAGGATGACACCATCAGAGAGGCAATCAGATTACTGATCATGGGATTTGAGCCAACTGGGACCAAGGACATCAAGGGTAAGATCAAGACTGGCTTGAGAAATCCCATCTTTAGTGCAAACGCATTCACAGGAGAGGGAGGAGCACCCACGCAGATTCTTTCTGCAGACCTATACACAGAGGATGTCCTCAAGTATGTTGACCAACTGGTGGACATGGTCAGTGCAACCTACAGTGTGGAGTCAGTGCTCAAGACCCAACTCAAGCAGGACCTGTCTGGTATTGCATTGAGGATCAAGAATGAACCACTGTTGAGGCAATGGGCATCTGACATCATGAAGGTCACAAAGAATGATTTGAGACTGGTTGAGAAACTGATTGAGTGCAACAACTACCACAGACCAGACAACCAGATCAACCCAAATGTGATGGACACTCTGATCATAGACTATCAGCAACCCAAGGTGATCAGTGATGAGAAGGCTGACTATGAACTGGCAAAGATGCAGATGGAGGATGGTGTGATCAGTGCTGTGGACTGGGTCCAGAGGAAAAACCCAGAGATGAGCAGAGATGAGGCAGAACAATATATCAAGGACAATATCCAAGAGTTTGATGATTTGTTTGGCATGTCTCCACCACCACTGTCAGAATCAATCCCTGTAGAAAGCAATGGAAAACTTGTTGAGGCAGAATAATGCCAATCAAAGAGGTCTATGTTGCATCTGACTTGAGGGATGAACTTGGAGAACTGATAGAAAAAGAACAGATTCTCACTGTCAAACTGCAGGAGAAGATGAACAGGATCATTGCCAAGCACACACCCAAGATCATCAGGGCAACAACCAAAAAAGAAAAGGCAGAACTGACTCAACAAATGAGGATTGAAGTCAGGAAACATGCAGAGAGAATTGTCAAGGGTGGATTGAAACTGGGACAGTCATGGCTAAAGTGAGGCTGAACTTCAAGAAGTTTTTTACCAAGGAGGCAAAGCAGAACATCATTGGAAAGCCTAACACATCCTACCCAACATATAAATCACTCTTAAATTCCAAGAGGGGCATCAATCTTGACCATGCCCCATCCAATGCCAAGAGCACCCAAAAGAAAAAAGGCAAGGACCATTGGCTTGTGAGTACAGGTGAAACAATGAAAACTGGATTCAAGTTTGGTGCAAAGCCACTGAAATTGATTGTGTTTGCATCAGGAAATAAACACAGTGGCAAGTATCTGTACAAGGGTGGGAGTGCAGTTGGCAAGGCAAAGAATCCACCCACATACAGATCACTGTTCAGGTGGCACAATCAGGAGGGATACAGTGGAGTCTTTCATAAATTGCCAAGAGGATCACAGTTTTTTAAGAGACTGGCAAAGGAGGCTGACAGACAAGTAGAAAAGCAACTGGTCAAACAGACCAAGAACTTTGGCAGGACAGTTGCTTGAACAACAGGAGAACACAGTATCTGGTTGATCTGACTGCACTTGAATTGGATGGTGAAATTGATGCCATCATGAATCAGGCAGAAACAGATTTCAAAAGGAGAGTCCTGAATGGTGAGACACCTGCAAAGGTGAGGAGGGGCATGGTGGCTGATGCAAAGCAATACTCAAATCCAAACTACACAGGAAACTTTGTAGGGATCAAAAAGAAAATCCACAGGATGATAGGGGATCAGGAGCAGAGGATGGTTGCCAAGCCTGTTGAGAATTTGAAAGGAGAGAGAGGTCAACTGTATCTCTGGGTGAGAGACCCAAATGCATCTGGCTGTGGTGACTGTTTAAGGCACGGCTCTATGCCACCAAGGACCAAACAGGGATGGCTTGATCTGGGCAGGGGACTGCCAAGGTGGGGTGATACAGAGTGCAACATTGGATGCAAGTGCATGTTGAGACCTGTACAAAGGGGTGAAAAGGTCACAACAGTATCAAATCGTATATGGAGAGAAAGAAAAGGTGGCACACAAGCAGAGGAAATCCTTGGGGTCAAAGATATAAGGATGCAACAGGTCCTTCAAAGACAGGCGAAGTCTGCACCAAAAACAACCTCTTATGTTGACAATCGTGGCAGGGTTGTTGCGGTTGCACAAAAGAATTTCATTGAAGAGATGAATGCACAGCAGACATTGCTTGAGGCTCCACTCACAGAGGGTCCAAAGGCAAGGAAAAAGAGCAAGAGTGGGAAAGCACACGCCAAGGACAGGACCTCAATGGAGCAGTCCAAGATCAAACATGAAAGTGATGTCAAAAGGAGTGGGGTGAATGACAGCAAAATACTTGAGAATGGTGTCAAGGGTATATTCAAAACACATGAGAAAGAGTATGGAATGCCTAAAGGTAGAGCAGGAAAAGTAGGTGTTCAATTGAGAGGTGGAATCAAGATTGGCTCCCAGTACAAGAGAGAGGTGGCATTTTCAATCTTGGATGAGGAGATGGGTCTTGGTCTGGTTCCCACAACAGTGATGAAGAAATACAAGGGAAAGATTGGATCATTCCAGAGGTTCAAGGAAAAATACATGAACTCTGATGACATGATGACCTTCTTGTACACCAACGGTGCAGAAGGCAATTGGAGTAAATATGTCAAACCAAGACATGCAGAGGGATGGTATCTGCTTGACTCCATAGGTCAGAATGTTGACAGGCATGGTGGAAACTGGATGGCAAAGCCTGTCCCTGTTACAAAAAAACAAAAGGTTTATGTAAAAAGAGAGGCAAAGAAAGAATTTGAAAAGGCAAAGAACAAAGTGGCTATGTTGGACAGTCACCTTCAGACATACGAACGCTTGGTTGCCAAGGATAATAAATACATTGATGAGGGGACTGTAAAACTCAACAAATTAAAGCAACAGAAGAAAAGTGGTGATTTGGTTGTCAAGGGTGAGGGTTACACGGAACAACGTCTTGGCAAGACTATTGATATTGATATAGCAATAGACCGAGCAAAAAGTAATCTAATTGGATTCAATCAGAACAAAAGTAGACATGAAGGTGAGTTAAAGAATTATAAAACAAAAAAGATTGAGGCGGTAAAGAACAGAGAAAAGGCAGAACAGAAGTGGAAGTCAGCACCATCAACAAAGATGATGGATGTTGAGACCTTTGAGGTCAGGATTGCATTGATTGACAATGGCTTGACTCTCCCCACTGGGCATGGATATTCAGGCAATGGGACACCATTGTCCTCTCAATTCAAAGGCAAAAAGGTGTCACCATACTGGATGAAGAAATTGCAAACAATGAAAAGCAATGAGGAGTTAATCAGGTCCAGAATGAAACAGGAATCTGGGTTGGGTGATCATGCAATCAATGTGTTTTTCACAAGGCTTGACAGGGTACTGGCAACAGGAAATCATCTGGCTCCAAACTATAGTCATGGATTTGAATCTGATGTTGAATATTACAAATTTGGCAAAAATGCACAGCACATGAAAGGGAGTGAGTAAATGAAAATAGTTGAAGTATATGAGACCAGAGATGATGGCACAGACAGGGTGATCATGACAGTGAAACTGGTTGGAAAATCATGCAGGTTTGATGGTGCAAAGTTCTTGGCAAAGGAACTCAAAGACAGGGGCATATACACCAATGTAGGCAAGTGGGGTAAATATCTATTTCCACATGATGGATTGAAGTTTATGAAACAACTGTCAACCCATTATACAGGGAGCAGGATCAGGGCATCTGATGTGTTAATTGTGCCTGATTAAAAAAAACATTACACAAATACAAAAATGATTTGTTAAATTGACAACCAAATAATGAAAGGAGATTCACCAAATGGCTGAATCGTTTCATGAAATCCTCAATGAGGTCAGTTCTAAAGGAACTGAAATGGACTCCAGTGAGGTCAAGGTTGCCCTTCAGAAAATGGGCGGTTTGTTTGATGACATGGTGGCAAAGGTCCAAGTATTTGGATCAGAGAACAAGGACAAGAGAATCAACAACGAATCTCTTGCCAAAGACAACAGGGAACTGAAAGCCCAAGTTGATTCACTCTCAAGCCAAGTCAGTTCTCTTGATGATTCTGCACTCAAAGCAGAGATTCAGACACTCAAGGAAAAAGAAAAACAATGGACTGAAAGTGCAAGGAGCAACCTCCAAAAGAAACTGGACAAATACTCGTCACACACCAACTGGGACAAAGCAAAGTCTTTCTTGGATGTCAGTCAGAATGATGATGGGAAAATTGATCTGACAGGTCTTGATCCAGACTCTATTGCAAACATGAGTGCATCACTTGGAAAGGTGGAGAAACTCGGTTTGTTTGAAGGCTCTGGACCTCCTCCAACACCGACATTTGGAAAAGGCACACCGAAGGTACAACCAAACGGTGAGCAACCAGATGACTTGAGTGACAGAGAACAAGTTTCAAAGTTCGTTTCACAAGAACTCCAGAAAGCCTTGTAAATAGACCACAGCCAGAACAGTTTTCCTCTAACTTTAATCAAGGAGAATTGAAATGGCGAATGTAGCCTCAACACAAGTTCAGAACATTCTGAACACAGTTGCTTTTCCAGAATTTCAAAAAGCCTTTGCAAACACTGCAGGGTTTTTGGGACAGGTAGGTCTGTCATCTGGCAAAGCGAGAATACAAATCCCCATGCACAAGTCTGGTCAGGCAGTGACCGTCACCTCCAATGAGGCTGATTATGCAGGTGCTTTCTCGGAGGGATCAGCGATCCCTGTGGGTCAGGCACAAGGTCGGCAAACAGTGGAGTGGGACTACAAGAGATATGGAACAACCGTATCTGTTGATGGAATGGTTCAAGCCAAAGCCTTGGCAGGTGGATACAATGCACTCACAGACCTATTGGCAGATGAATTGCTTTTGTCTGTTGATGATCTTAAATACTCAATCACACTGGATATGTTGGGCGAGGGTGCAACAAGCACCTCATCCTTTGATGGTGTGACTGATATTGTTGGCAACACCAACACATCTCTGGCAGGAATAGACCAAACATCTGATGCTTGGTTTGCCTCCTATGTCAAAGCAGGTGGGTCAAGTGCATTAACATTAGCAATGATGGATGACGTTTGGGACAATCTTATTGACTCCAGACTATCACCGCCCTCACAGATATGGACATCTCAAAAGCAGTATTCTGCTTATGAGGGACTATTGACTGCGAACAGCAGATACAGTCCTGTCCCAACTGCAAAGGGTGATGCACGGTTCATGGCTCTTGATTACAGGGGTATCCCTGTGATTGCCATCCCCAAGTACAACAATGCAAGGATGGACTTTGTCAATGCTAATGACTTTGCACTTTACTATCTACCCCAGAAGTCTTACACTTCTGAAGGCAAACTCATTGAGGGTGCTTTTAAGGTAGAGGCAAAAGATGCATCAGGCAAAGATGAAATTGCCTTCACGGTCGTATGTTACATGGTTCTTGTTTGTAGGAATCCCTTCAAACAGGGTTGTGTCAACGCATTATCATAATCTTAACCAACAATTGAGGAGTTGAATCATGTGGATCAAATGTATTATTGAATGCATTACTCCTGATATTGAATCAGGAGGAGACATAGAATGGAAGGCAGGAGAGGTTAAGGAATTATCTGGGAAATTTGGGTCATGGATACTTACATGCTATGACAGGAATTTTCAAGTGGTTCCCAAACCCAAAGCCAAAGCCAAGTCCAAAGCGAAAGCAAAGGGCAAGGGCAAATAAATGGCACTGTCTAATCCCTTTGAATACATAACAATCTCTGACTCGGATGTCACAGACTATCTCCCAACTATCACATCCTTTCTGGCAGATGCAGAGGCAGGTGGTCTCACTCATGAGATCAATCAGGCTCTGTGCCAGTTGTTTGATGATCTGAAAAATCAGTATCGGAATGTAAAGACCGACACAGAAATTGCAGAGTTGAGAGAGTTTGAATTGTCCAAGCCAATCCAGAGGAAAATCTGTTATCAAGTGATTGCAAATGTGATGTTTAATCACAATCATGCAGAACAGGCTCAACTGTATCAGTCAAAAGCAGATTCAATTCTGCTCACTGATCTTGCCTTTTCTGAAGATTCTACAATCACAGATTCTGAAAAGACAGGTGAGCCTCTGGTTCAAATAGGCTTTAGCAGGTGACATGGCATTTCCAAACATAGAATTTGGAGCAGATCATATCGAATCCAAATTGGATGCCAACTTATCTGGGTTTAGCAGATTGAAAAAGTATCAGTGGATTGACAGTGGGAATTTTATGACAGGCACAATTGATCAGTCTTATTTCATCACATTTGTGAGTGGTTCTGTGGATGAGCACACCTATGAGGGCGTGAATATCTATGAGGCAATTTACAATGTGGCATTTGTGTTGAACACATCTGCAGGGAAAGAGATGACCAAGATCAATGATGTCACAAGGGGAATGGTGGACACACTCAAGGCTCTGGATGCATCAATAGGTGAATCTGGGGCTGTGGATGCCAAGTTCTCTGGATGTGACCACATTCAGTCAATGACAAGTGAATTTGAGTTCTTGGACTCGGATGAGTTTGGAGGACTGGATGCAGGTCTGTTGAATTTCCCTGCTGTCACCCTGAAATTTGAAGGGTCAGCATGATCATCCTCTTAAC